TGAGGTGCAGTCCATTGGTTCCCTCGTCCAATGGATTGTAAATCATAGCACCCGAATAAGACAAGGATTCTCCACACTTCTTGCAGGTCTTCAACTGTTTGTCCTTAGGATTCTCATGACCGCAACTATCGCAAATCTTGACCTTCAACCTCACTCCTGTTTTACACTTCCAAGAAGCGTTTCGCATGAAGTAGATAGAACCCATGTGAGAAGCAAAGAAGCACGACTCAAAGGGAGCCTTTAGCAATCTTTGAAGTGCAATAATCGCTTCACTACAATGGTTTTCTTCGTCAATCTTTCGCAACAACTCTACATCAACAATGGTGTATTGCAAGTAAGCGTATTGGTCTTCCAGCCAAGCCCTTGTATAGAATTCATTGGGGTCAGTAAACTTCGTTTCAATGTATTTCCCTTCACCAAAAAGCGTCTTGGAAACATAATCCAAAGCAAGACTAGGAAGCGTTCCCCGTTGTGCGTCGTTCCATTGTCGCTCAAAGGCAACATCAAGATTGAGCATCAGCATACCTTTGACCGGTTGTGCGATAGGAGAGTAGCCGTCCTTCTTGGTGAAGTAAGGCTCTCCATCATCGTAGCGAATACCGTCAATAATTCCCAAAGGAGAGATAACAGACGGGTCAATACGATTCTCACAACAACGGTCCAACAACTTGGGCAAGTCAAACTTCAAACCAAACCAAGCAATCATCATGTCGGGTCGTTCTTGCACAAGAAAATCAACAAAATTCTGTAGCATTTCCCTTTCGCTACCAAAGACTCGCATAGCGGTGGGGCCGTAGTTTTCTACTTCGGGTTGACCATGCTCTACAACAGTCCCATTAGGATACCAAACCCAAAGCGTGTGTTTTTGAGAGAAGTTATCGTAGAGTCCAATCGCAGTAATCTTACCGTCATGGTCCCCTCCGCCCTGAAGCCATTCCATATCCCAATAGTATTTCTTGAGTTTGTAGGTTGGCATTTCTTCAATCACATCAACTGCATAACGGTTCACTAGAGAAACATCTGCTTCGTAAGTCATGTCCCCATTACGAGGGTGCATGAAGGCTTTCTTGGCGCTATTTAGATGAGAAGGCTTGTCGTAGAATACTTTCTTGAGAGCCTTACCTTCAAGAGTAAACCATTCGCCATTGTGTGGTCCGTAGGTAAAATCACGCTTCAAAGCGCCATGCTTGTAGGAGTTGGCTTGACGATAAGAAGCAGGAACGAAGAAATATGGTTTGAATTCCTCTTCGTTCTCAATTCTTTTTCCCTCTTGGTTTCTGTAGCAGGTATAGATTGTATCTTCTGTATTTGCAATTATCATTGATATTCCTCAGTATTTTTACTCAATGTGAGGCGCACGAATAAGGAACCGATTTTCATTTAGTAAAAGTAATGGAAATTCATCTCTCATGTGGAGAACGAAGTTTTCATTGAAGAACTTGTGAAGTGGTCCGGTATAGGACACCGTGGCGTCCTCTCCAATGTGGCGCTCGTTTTGTTCAATGGTTAGTTGTTGGTCGTATGACTTCAAACCGTTTCGGGCAGAGATTCGCAAGTTGCTATCCTTGAAGTCAAAGGTAGTGTAGCCTCCACCAATCAAGTCACACATATCGGCTGAATTCTTGAAACTCTCAACATCAACCGTGCATCGTGCTTCAAAAGCAGTCCCGTTGAAGGAAGGCATGGCGGTGTTGGATGAGTCAACTACAAAGTCCATCTTCTTGACATTGTTGATGGTGTTGATGTGAGAGTGTTCACGAAGCAATGGTAGTGTCACTTTGCCTTCGGAAACGATGCACAAGTGGTTGTGTAGGTCCTCTTCTGTTGAGATTTGAAGGGAAACTTCACCCTTAATTTTTCTCAAGAATTTGAGAACCTCGTCCCCGTCAAAGGCACAGGAAACAGAAGGGCCTCTAATATCAACAGTATCTAATTCAAGACGAGCGATACAAGTTGGGTCTGCATTCCAAAGCATTACACCTTGTCCAACAGAACCTTCCAAAAGGATTTGACTACCGAGAGAACCACTCTTCTCACCATACTTACCCTTCATCATGAGGTCGTTAATGGAGTTGGCTAGAGTCTTGCTATCACAAGTAATGAAAATCAAATTCTCATCTCCTTGAGTTCATCAATACCATTCCATTGAACGCTTCCGTCACGATTAATCGTCAAGAAGTTGAAACGCTTACCGACAAGAACAGGATGGTATTTACTGCTCTTGACTTCCGCTTGGTATTCCGTTCCTCTTGCCGTAACTCTTTGGTTCGTCTTCAAAATTGAATGAAGGTGAGAATCCCATCGGTTCCAAATTGGAGCAGGGGCTTCATCACGGAACGGTGGCTTTGTGTGCGTAATGTAAATGCGGTGACAGTCAAGAGAAAGCGACTCCTTCAAGACTTCACGGTAAGGCTGGTTTCGTTGGAACCAATCTTGTTGAGCCTTGGCTTTCATGGGTCGCATTCTTGAGTTTTCCATCCCGGTCATATACAAAGTGCAGTAGTCCAGCCACGAATCTACACCGTCCCAAACGAACAGAATTTCTTCGCTTGAATTTTCAATCTCTTGGCGAACAAGAGCAATGAAGGAACGAATGTTCCCTTGTGTTTGGTAAGGAAGGAAGTTACCTTCTTCGTCTTCTGCGGCAGGGTTGAAGATTACAATGCGGTCTGTAGCATCGTAGTTTGTCTTCCAAGTTGGGACTGCGCCAATGTCACAGTCAAGGTAGTAGGTCTTGAATGGAGTATCCATCGTAAGGCCGGATTTACCGGTCTTAGCATCCCCTTCAATTCCAAGACACACCTTGTTCTTACTTGTCTTTGCCGTTTGCTTCTGCTTGGCGATGAGTGCTTGAATAGCATTCACATCAATCGCTGTTTCTTTCATCTTATTGTTTATCATAATTTTCACCTGTATTCTTTCCATTGTTTAATCAGTTTGTCTACTTCTTCTTGTTGTTCTAGGATAAAGCGCACTTCTTTTGTTCCGATGTGCATCTTAATGTGGAAGTTGTTGTCGTCCCAATTTTGCTTCATAGTAATGAAGTCAACATCTCGCAAATCCACAATCCACTTGTCTTGAGCGGATACATATTCTTGCTGGTAGTCAATCATTCATCCACACCTCCAATCGCTTTCATTCGCTTAAGGAATTCGTAAAACTCTGTATGGTTTACCAATTGCAGAATCTTACCACCACTAGAATAAATCTTGAGCATGACCATGTTATCGGGTTCAATGTCCCAAGAAACATGTTGAATCCTGCTAAAGAGAATAAACGCTTTATCTGTCATTATTGCATTGTCGTAAAATTTCATTATAGTCACCTGTAAAGGATAGGGCATTGCACCCATCCGAGCGTCAAAATCTCCACGGCTCACGCTTACGCCGCCCAGAGGAGGACACCTAAACCCCCTTGGAGTGGGATTAGAACCAATCAAGGTTCTCTTCGGTTGCCTCCGAAATCTCCACGACTTGGCCACGGCGCTCCACTACAAGGAGGCCTGCCGTGTTAATGGTAACGGGTTGAAGGCCCTCGTCGGTTTCCCGCTGAGAGGTTCGTCCAACCACCATCACAAGCGAACCGATGCCGAAATCAATCTCAATGTTTTGAGGAATCCAGCAAGTCGTCATGCCGTCTTCTTCGTAGTCAAAGTCGGCTTGAAGGTCGGTAATGTTGATGATGCGGTTGCCGTTAGCAGTTGCAGTCATGTTGATGTTGCACACCGTTCCCGTGGTGATAACGAACCTATCCGTAGAAGGACGGTCGCCAAGTTCCACATGCTTCTCCTCAAGAGAACCAAGATAAGCCACATTATCGGGCAACTTCTCGGCCATGAGTTGAGCCATGTTGATGTTGGAAACATTGCGGTAGAGGTCCCCGTTGGGGTCTTCGTCGTCGTTCATCCGAAGGCTACCAATCGTCTTGTCGGTAAATCCGTAGATGAAACCATCACGGTTACTGTCCTTAATGACAACCATGCTCAACCAAGAGAAGGTCTTTGGCGTGAAGTCAATACCGCCTTGGTTCTTGTAAGAGAACTTGTAAGCGGTGTAGTCTTCGTCGTCGTCAACCTTTCCAATGAAGATACCACTACGGCGCATGACAGGGTTAAGAGGTCGTCCGTAGTTTTGGTTCTCTCCACCGTTTTGGTAGCGGGGTTGGTTGTCAAGAGGAATGATGATTGAACCATCTTCCAAGTGCTGAACGCATTCGGGGAGATTGGCGACATTCTTCTCTTGGACTTCCCCGTTATGGCAACGGGAAACAGAGTAGAATCCGTTTTCCTTCTCTTCCACGATGGCTACGAAGCCGCTCTTGTGAGCGTTGAACGGGTCGTTCTTCCACTCCTCTACTGCACGGCGTCGGTTGTATTCGTTCAAATCTCTTGGCTCCTCAAGAGAGATGAAGAATCCAAAGGCTTGCTTAGCAAGGCCACCTTTCTTCTGCGTTTCGTTCCCGGATTTTTGGCTTCGGATTTGTTGGGCGGCGTAAGAGCGCCAAAGAGCAATAGCCATCGGACTATCGCTCGTCACCCCGTTCTCCTTACAAATTTCCTCGTATTTCAATTGAGCATCCTCAACGGGGATGTTCAACTTCTCTGCGGCTTTCACAATTTCGTTTTGCATTTATTTTTTCC